AGCGTTTATGCAAGACCCGCAAACGGCTGCGATGCTAGGACAAAACCCACAGGCGCAAGCCATGATGGGTGCGTTGCAAGCTCATATAGCTGAACACTATGCGTTTAAGTACCGTCAACAGATTGAACAACAACTTGGCGCGCCGCTACCGTACTTTAAGGATGATGACGAAGAGTCTATTGCAGAAGATGTTGAAGTTCAGATTTCTAGGGCTGTAGCACAAGCTGCGAAACAACTGACAATGCAAAACATGGCTCAGGCGCAACAACAAGAAGCTCAACAGAAGGCTGAAGACCCGATTATCCAGATGCAGATGCAAGAATTGGCTCTCAAAGGCGAAGAACAGAAGCGTAAAGCAGTTAAAGATGTGTCTGATCTCCAGTTAAGACAGATGGAGATTGAGAATAACAAAGAAATTGAGATGGCAAGACTTGAGTTAGAGGCGCATAAGTTTGGTGCGACTATGTCTAAAGACAAAGAAAAAGTTGCTCTAGATACCCAGAAGATGATTAATGACTTAGATGTTGCAGGGCATAAGATGGGTATGGATGCAGCTAAGAGTAATAAACAACTTGATGTACAAAAAGGGCAGATAGCTGCGCAGCTAATTGCCGCTCAGATAAATGCTAATGCTAACGAAAAAGCAAGAGAAAGTAATACTGAAAAGAAAGGTAAAGATAAAAAATGACCGAGCTAGAAGTAATTGCTAAACAGATAGACGAAAAGGTTGAGCAATTAAAAGAAGCTGTACTGGTAGGTAACTTGGACTATACGGGTTACCAAAGAATTTGTGGTGAGGTTAGGGGTCTACTTACTGCAAGAGGATACGCATTAGACCTTAAAGACAAACTGGAGAAAATGGATGAGTGACGCACTCAACTTAAATCAAGCTGTAGATTTGACGAATTTGCTTGATAAGTCAGACGAAGAAAAAGCAACACAACTTCCAAAACCATCAGGGTATCGCATTTTATGCGCTATTCCCGAAGTGGAAAAAGAAACAGAAGGCGGTATTCTAAAGGCTGATATTACGATCCAGCACGAAGAAACCCTAACTACTGTGTTGTTTGTAGTGGACTTAGGTCCAGACTGTTACAAAGATGAAAGCCGCTACCCTAATGGTGCTTGGTGCAAAAAGGGTGATTTTATCCTTGTGCGCCCAAATGCTGGCAGTAGGTTGGTTATTCATGGACGTGAATTCAGAATTATTAACGACGATTCTGTTGAAGCGGTAGTTGACGATCCCCGTGGTATTAAACGCAAATAAGGAGCTTACGAATGGATAAAGATGAATTCAAATTCCCCGATGAAACTGAAATCGAAACTAAGGGTAAACCCGTAGATACAAATGTAGATACAGAAAACGATATTCAAGTAGAAGTCGAGGATGATACCCCGCCACAAGACCGTGGTCGTACTAAGTCTGAACCAGAATATGTAGAAAAACTAGAGAAAGATGAGCTAGACGAGTATTCTGACGCTGCAAAAGAAAGAATTGCTGGTTTCCGTAAGATTTATCACGATGAACGTCGTGAAAAGGAAAAAGCGTTGCGTGAGCAACAAGAAGCTATCACTCTTGCTCAAAGACTATTAGAAGAAAACCGCGCCCTTAAAGGTAAAGTTACTGTTTCTGAGCAACAAGCACTTGATTCTTACATGACTAGTGCTGATCGTGAGTTGGCAATGGCTAAGAAAGAATATCGTGAAGCGTATGACGCTGGCGATTCTGAAAAGCTAGTTGAAGCTCAAGAAAAGATGACTTCAGCAAAGATTAAAGCCGACCGTGCGCTATCTATTAGTGAACAAAGGGCTTTACAAAGAGCAGAACCTGATGTACAAATACCACAACAGAGACAGCAACCTGTACGGGATTCTAAGGCTGAATCATGGAGAGAAAGTAACTCTTGGTTCGGTCAAGACGACGAAATGACAAGTTTAGCTTTAGGTTTGCATGAAAAGCTTGTCAAAGAAAACGGTATGGCGTATGCTACGACTGATGAGTATTACAAACGCATTGACGAAACAATGCGTAAGAGATTCCCTGAGAATTTCGAGAGTATTGAAGACGAAAGACCCGTTACAAGGACGAAACCTAGTACGGTGGTAGCTCCAGCTAGTCGCAGTACATCCTCTAAAAGGATAAAGCTGACCACTTCGCAGCAAGCAATTGCTAAGAAATTGGGACTAACTAATGAGCAATATGCTCGCGAACTTATAAAGGAAATGTAAGATGACTACGAATAAATTAACCCGTGAAATGACTAACCGTGAAGTTAGTGAGCGCCCTAAGCAGTGGATGCCCCCTGATCTTCTCCCTGAGCCTGATAAACAGGCTGGTTATACATATCGTTGGATTCGGGTTTCAATGTTGAACAATGCGGACCCACGCAACATCTCATCGAAAATGAGAGAAGGTTGGGAACCTGTCACATTGGAAGAACAACCAAAGTTTAAACTGCTAGCTAATCCTAATGGACAGTTTAAAGACAACATTGAGATTGGTGGGTTATTGCTTTGCAAGATTCCAACTTCGTTTGTAGAACAACGTAAGCAGCATTACGATAAGATTACAGAACAACAGGCGGAAGCTGTAGACAGTAGCTTAATGCGCCAAAGCGATGCTCGTATGCCTCTTTTTAGCGAAAGAAAGTCTACAAGCACTAAAGGCTTTGGAAAAGGTAATTAATTAATTAGGAGATTTAAATGGCTTATCCTACAGTTTCGGCCCCTTACGGTCTAAAGCCTATTAATCTTATTGGTGGTCAAGTATTTGCTGGATCTACTCGCAACATTGCGATTCAGTATGGCTTTAACACTAATATTTTTTATGGCGATGTAGTTAGTATTTCCCGTGGTTACATCACACGTACAACTGTTACAACAGGTGCTGGTGCTTCTACTGGTGGTACAGGTACAGGTATTATCGGTGTATTTTTGGGCTGTTCTTACACAAACCCACTAACTAAACAAAAAGCGTTTAGCCAATACTGGCCCGCTGGTACTTTAGCTGGTGATGGCGTTGCAATCGTTACTGATGACCCAGATACATTGTTCCGTGTTGCTGCTGTTACAGCCGCTGCTGGTACAACTGTTGGTTCTGTTGCTCGTCCAATGATTGGTTTAAACGTAAACGGCTCTAACTTGGCGGGTAACGTAGCTACTGGTAACTCTAGTAATGCTATTGTTCCATCAGTTGCAGTTGAAAACACTTCTACTTTGCCATTCCGCATCGTTGACGTAGTTCCTGATACAGCAATTGTAAGTAATGCAACCTTGTCTTCTGGTGGTGGCTCTACAAGCTTGGTAGTTACAGGTTTGACAAGCACATTGCCATACGGCGCTGAAGTTGGTTACTTAGCAGCAAACGGTCAATATATTGCTACTGGTTCTTGGGTTGCTGCTGCTGTTACAGGCACAGGTTCACAAACCGTTACCATCAATAGCCAAGCCGTTACAGTTAATGCAGCTGGTGCAGCATCTACGCCTATTACAATCCCCGCAGCAAGCACTTTGGTGTTTACTCAGTATCCTGAAGCGATCGTTAAGTTCAACTTCGGTATCCAAGAGTATTACAGCAATACTGCAGCAGCATCAACACTTTAATTAGGAGCTAAATAATGGCTATTTCACGCGCACAACTACTGAAAGAGTTGCTCCCTGGACTGAATGCTTTGTTCGGATTAGAGTATGCTCGCTATGGTGAAGAACACAAAGAACTCTATGAAACAGAGACTTCTGAGCGTTCTTTTGAAGAAGAAACAAAACTGTCAGGTTTCTCTGCAGCACCTGTTAAAAACGAAGGCTCTGCCATCGCTTATGACAATGCTCAAGAAGCATGGACAGCTCGCTACAACCACGAAACTATTGCCCTTGGCTTTAGCTTGACTGAAGAAGCAATCGAAGACAACCTCTACGATTCTTTGTCTGCTCGCTATACTAAAGGCTTGGCTCGTGCTATGGCTTATACCAAACAGGTTAAAGCTGCTGCTACATTGAATAACGGCTTCTCTGCTGCCTACACAGGTGGTGATGGCGTTGCTCTATTTAGCACTGCTCACCCATTGGTAAATGGCGGTACAAATGCTAACACTCCATCTACTCAAGCTGACTTGAATGAAACTTCGTTGGAAAACGCTGTTATTCAGATCGCTGCTTGGAC